TTATTATCTCCCTATCAGATATATTAAGCGGTTCTTTCTTTTTCAATTTCTCCTTAATAACATCTAATTTATTTCTATAAGGGTTCTTTGTATAATATTGATTTCTTGTTCCTGCTTCAGGAAATATACTCTCTTTTTTAATAAACTCCTCCGCACTCTTATCTTCTTTAGCTTTAGGCTTCACTTCTTTCTTAACCGGTTCTTTCTTTTCATATTCTTCTTTTAAAATAGCTTTGTATCCCTCTACTGCTTCTTGAAGTTGAGGATTTTCAGCTATTGTGTCATTGAATACTTGGTCGGTAGCTTCTGCTTCTTCTTTAGTCATGTCGGATAGAATACTCTTATCAGTCTTTTGACCTTTTGCAATATCCATAACCGTTGCTGTAATTTGTCCTATTTTTTTCTGTCCATCTTCTTTATCAGGAGGAGGAGGATCAGGAGGAGCAGGTTTTCCCTCTTCTGTAATCCTTTGGTCTGCCTCAGTTTGTTCTAATGGACTAACAAAAATTCCTCCTCCAAAAATACCAAAACTAGCAGTAGTTTCAACTGCTTCTGATACTCTTGCATGAAAAAATTCTTTTAAATTAGGGTCTTTAATTTCCCCTGAATAAGCAAGGAGATCACTTGTTGCTCCCTGTGTTACTTCCGTTACTACTTCTTGAGTAGCCCCTTTACCCACCTTAGACAATCTTTTAGCTATAGCTCGTTTGAATATCTTAGCAGGAGCAATCTTGTTACCGAACATTCTAGACGGAACAAGAGATTCTAAGATACCGGAAACAATCCCATAAATAGTTGAAAGACGATTTGTTTTTTGTAAAACTTCATCTGGTAATTCTTCCGGTGAAACTCCCTGTTTATCAGCTAGTATTTTAGTCCATTCTTCCATAGCACTTTCTTTTTCCATTAACCCCATATAAATCATCGTACCCGGAGTTCCTCCCAACATACCCGGAGCCATTTGAGAAAACATACCTGTACTTTTCATTAAAAACCTTGCTGGAGCATTAGATAAATCTAACTTCCCTTCGCTATAAAAAGGTCTTTCGTATTCTTCGATTGCTTCTTTTGAAATTCCACCTTTAGCACCAACATCTTGCCAGTAAGCAAGAGTGTCTTGTTCTAAATTTTCTACTCCAGCACCGACACCTTCAAGTTCTTTTCCTACAAACTTCCTAATAGCAGGTGCTTGTCCAGTTAAATATGCTTGAGGATTATATTTATTGATACTATCCTTTCTTGGTTGGTCTTGTTGCATTTGCTGACCCAACAATTTAACACCACCTCCAACACCTTCAGCTCCTTTGTGTAAAGCATAGGTAAGAACATCTCCAATACCTCTAAAACCTTTTTGTTTTTCATCATGTTCAACAGCGTCCACTGGACGAGGAGTAATTGGAGCATTATCTCTTGCCTCTCTGTCTAAACGATCTTTTTTTCTTGTAGCAGTATCAAACATTCTATTTTCTTTTTCAACCGCCTGTGTTTTCCTCTCACTCTCTCTCATTGACACAAATTGGTTATAAGTAGGAGGTTTAGCTTCTATCCCTTCATCTTCCATAGCCTTGTTCCTATCTTCACTACTAAAATTTGAAAACTCCTCAAATGTTGGAGGTTTTTCTTCTTCTTTTTTTTTCTTCCAAAACCAATTCACCATTTTAAAAATTTAAGAGTATTATCGATTTTTATACCAATTATTTAAAAAGTTTTCGTATTCTTTTCTCTTTTCTTCTTCTGTTTGATTTTTAGTATTATCATCAGCTGAACTTTCCCAATAACCTAATTTTTGTTGAGCCTCTTTATCTAATTCTCCACCAAGTAAATTTTTCATTAGCTCTCTAGTAGCAGAATTTGGAGCGTCAAAATAAAGTTTCTTATAAGTATCAGAATGGTATAAACCCTCATTGTGTTGTCGGCTATCCTCTAATTCTTGTTGGGCTTTATTTAAGAAAGAGGTATCTGCTTTAGTCGAACTGCTTGACCTACCAGCCTGTGCTTTGCTAAATGCAAACTTATCTTTATTCAACTGGAACTCTTGATTCCAACGATCCCTACTCTCTTCTTGTTGGAGTCCGGTAGAGGTAGCACCATATTCTTGGGCAGCCATTCCAGAATCTCTTTGCCAACCCTCTTTCATGGCATTAAGTGTAAGTTCTTCCTTTTTAGCTTCCGCTCCGAACAATCCTGTCCACTTGTCGATATAATCTAGGATAGTTCCTTGCCTACGCTCTCTTTCGTCATAAAGACCTTGTAGGCTAGTAGCCATTCCAGCCCTATGTCCTTCTGCCAATGCTCTTCTATCAAATGGATTTTGGACATCTTGGTATTTCTGTAATCCTGATGACATTCCTCCAAGAACTTGTTGTTCTTGTTCTGCCACTCGTTGGTCAAACGCCGGATCTCGTCTTTGCCTAAACTCTTCTTTTAATTGATACGGTAAAGCACTAACTTCACCAGTATAACCAGCATAAGATTTACCCCTGCTAGTTATATCTTCTGATTGACCCTTCAATCCTTTGTAAGATTTTTTGTATGCCTCCTCGTATTTGTTTGCCATTATTTTAAATTAAATTGGTTGACCTAGCCAGTTGGAAGTTCCCTCTTGCTTATAATACTTACTAGTAGCGTCTTCGTATTTGCCTATAGCTTCATTCTTAAATTTTTGTTGCTGATCTTTAATGGCAGTTTTCATATTGCCAGCTATCTCACCTTCTCTCCCTTCATAAAATGGAGTAAATCCTCCTTCTTTGATAGCCTCCGTCCCAACATTTCTTTCAGTTTGCTTTGTCATCTCTTTACCTCTGCGTTGATAATCGCTAGTAGTTTCTTCTTCTGCTCTCTGCCGTTGAGAACCTATCCCAGCATTTCTTGAGGCATAAGAAGCTCTAGCCCTTCTTAATGTTCTAGTATAATCTACATGCTCATTGGCGGCCCAAGCATTTAAATCTTCCATAACATCAGATATTTGTTGTTGGAAGTATGGCTCGAATAATGCTTTGGATTGAGTAAGGTCTTCTTGTTGTAACTCCGGAGTATAAGTTTCCTCAAAAGTTTTTGGAGGTGTTCTAAAAGACGGTGTTTGTTCTAAAACACTTTGAACAAGAGGATTGTTGTTTTCATAATATCGACTCATCTCACTATCGGAAACTCTTTTACCGTAAGACTTAATGGTTTTTTCAGAAGCTCCCATTTCTTTTAACTTCTTTAAATTCCGTTTAGAAGTTTTTGAAGAAGTCTTTGAGGAAGATTTCTTGGACTTCTTAGAACTTTTAATCTTAACTCGTTTTATCCCTTGTTCTTTAGCCTCCTTTTTGGAAACATTATATTTTGCCATTGTTAGTTACTTATGATTTATCTTTTTTTATATCAATCTTTTTATCGTTTTTGGTTGGTTCTTTTTCCTTTGTAAACCCTAACTGTTGTAACATTGGAGCGTTAATTGCAGCACCTATGTTAATCAATGCGGTAGCTTCTAAAAGTCCTTTAACTTCGACTCTGTTTAGGAATTCTGCTAGATTTGCTACTTGCTCATCTGTTAGTTTGATTGTTCTCATATTTATAATTTAATAATAATTATGTTAAAAATGTTCCATGTGCAACTGTCTGGGTTGCACCAACGGTAGTAACTATACCCCCCCAAATTGTTACTGCTTTCTTTTCATAATAACTACCAGCATTTCTATAAACTTCTCCGCTTGGGTTTAAATCAAGTCTTAATTTAGTCATAAATTCATAATTTCCTTGTTCCCCAGTATGCCCTTGAGAGGAATAATAATTTGCAAAAACCCAATCAAATCTATTAGTAACATTATCTTTCCCTAAATCATATCCGCCAGCTACTGGTTTGAAAGAATCGCTATAAGCACCACATCTTGCTGCATTTCCTGCATTAAATACAACATCATCTGTTCCTCTTATATAAATATCTCCAGAATTATCACTCCATATTCTACCTTTTTCTGTACCAGACCTTACAAATTGCAAATAATTTCCAGTAGCTAATCTTATATAAGTAGTCCCAGCAGCACTCGTTATTGTCGTTCCAGTAATTGAACCAGATGTGATCGTTCCTATGTTAGCTGAAATACCTGAAAGTGTACCTACATTTATCTCTGATGTAGTGACTGAATTTGCTGCTAATTGAGTTGCAGTAATTGTGCCTGTAACTATTTTTGCAGCTGTAATTGTTGTGGCTGCTATTTGAGTTGCGGTAATAGTCCCTGTCGCTATCTGACTTGCAGTTATAGTATTAGCAGCTATCTCATTAGCAGTAATAGTATTCCCAAATATCTCGCTTGCAGTAATTGTATTGGCAGCAATTTGAGCAGCAGCAACAGTATTGGTATAAATATTACCTCCCTCAATTTTGGTTGTATCAGTAGAGTTTCTCCAATCATCTAAATTAGTTGTTCCTGAAATTACAATCTTCCCTGCTTGGATTAAGGTAGTAGCATAAGTATTTATCGCACCTGAAACTACATTTGCGTCAGTTGCGTCAGTTACTAAAATTCTACCACTCTCCCCTCCTAATCCTACTACATTTATTTTAGGTGCGGTTACTGCGTCTGCTGCAATTGTGATTGCTGTTATTGCACCTGAAGCTATATCATTAGCAACTATTGTTCCTGCATAAATTTTTCCTGCTACAACTGCACCTGCACCTATCTCATCAGCAGTTACTGCTCCTGCATAAATTTTGGCAGTCGTTATTGCACCAGTTGTTATCATTCCAGCAACAATATGGTTGGCAGCAATATCACCTGAAGTTCCGTCTAGTCCATTAACTGATATCTTCGCAGCCACTACTGCGTCTGCTGCAATCTGTAATGTATCTACTGCATTATTAACTATTTGTGTGGTATCTACTGTGTTAATATTTAAGTTTCCTGTTAAACCGTTTAAAGCTGCTACATTTATTTTTAAAGCGGTTACTGCGTCTGCTGCAATCTTAGCCTCTGAAACTGCATTAGTTGCCAACTCATTTGCGGTAATTGTTTCTTGCTCTAAGTTACCTGCAGCTAAAACATTTTGGGCACTACCACTAAATACAAAGAAGTTAGCCTCTATTGCACTATTGATAGCAGTAGCCACCATAATCTTACCTGAACCAACTGCACTACTGGCTGTTGTTGTGGTTTGTAAAACTGTTAAAGAACTTCCCGTATCAAGATAAATATAATTCCTCGCTGTCATATTCCCTGTATTGCCTGCCGCTATATTATAAACTGTTCCGTCACTTAAAGTAATAGCCCCTGCACTCCAAGCTACCGTATCTAAATCACTTGCACTAAAGGATAGTGTATGAGTCCAGCCAAGAATAGAGGGCATTGTTTCCAATTTTCCAATATCAATCGACCCTTCTCCTATTGTTGCTTCTCCACTTCCGCCTACTGTAATTGATCCCTCGCTTAACAAATTTCCAATACTTACAGAGTCATAAGTCCCTGTCTTCCCATACAAGCTTCTATGCAAATAAATATCATAACCACTACTATAATAAGGCTCATTTTCCATACCCTAACAACTTAATATTATCAAAAACCAATCCTCTGACAACTGGTGGGGCTTCAACATAAGCTTGGTCAATTTTAACCCATAACTCCCTAGCCCTAATTGTTTTCTTAATTCTAGCAACTCCTTCTATATCTCGAGGTTCATTCAAATCTTCCTTTTCTGACCTACAAGAATTTTCAGGTTCATTAGATTCAATATAGTTTCCTCCTGCTGATAATTGCCAATCATAATCTCCAATACCACAAATACCATAAATTTCTTTTTCTAATTCTGGAAATCCAAAATCAAAAGACTTGAACACTACTTGAAAGTCAATCGGGGTAGTTGTAGAATCATCAACATCAGCCGTTCCAATATCTGTCTTAAAAATCTTTCCAGCACTTGTTCCAAAATGGAGCAAGTTATCGTCTGTATTAAAATAGAAAACTCTAGCATTCCAATTATTATAAACTGACCAATTCTCTGAATAGACATTGAATTTCAAAACTACATCTGAATAAGTTGTATTGTAATCAAAATCTTTTTCGTCATTGATAGTTACATCTCCAATCCAAAAATATACATTCTCAATATCTCTACCTGCGGCAACCTTACTATAATTACTACTACTCATTCCACTTAAATACTTCTCTATCGGTCTTGAAATGTTTATTGGCTCTCCACCTCCCATTTTATAAATACCTGTTGGGTGGTGGAAAAATAAATCTCCATGCTTTACAATTCCCTTCTCGCTATGCGTTCCTATATCTTTTATGTTACCAGCTACATTTGAGCCGTCATATCTGTAAATACTATCTTGCTTAAAGACTACTAACCTGTTTCTATGCCTAACTAATCCTCGTGCTTGTTGTCCGTCTTGAGGGTTAATTTGAATATTCTCCCAAGCAGTAGAGTCAAAATCATCTCCTGTCGCATTAGCGGTATCTGAATAATGAAGAATACTACTCTCTGAAAGGGCATAAAGTCGTTGCTGAAATACCTCTGGATACTTTCCACCAGCCGGAGCGTTTGTTACCGCTGACCAAGTAGTATGGTCAGGAGTTGATTTTGGTGCGTCTGTTCCGTTGAAAGCAAATAGTTTACCTATAAAGTTTCTAAAGTAAATTGGCACATCAGTAGTCCAATCTTCTAAACTCTTACTCCAAGTTCCGCCGAAATTAGCACTTCCGTTTTTATATACATCTACCTTTGGCCCAGTACTATCATCTGAAACCGCTAAATACTTTCTTGCTGTCCCAATCTTGCTAACAAAAATGTTTAAAATTAAATCACTAGCGACTACAACCGATTGCCTTAATATTCCCTTTCTACCAACAATAGCCCCTATCATATCGTCAAAATCACCATTCAAACAATGCCTTACTTGGTGGTTTAATGCTATTGAGGGGAGCGTCTTTCGCTGAACTCCTCCTGATAGATTGTCTATGACTATTCTAGGGTTATCCATTATGCTGATGTTATTGTATTAGGAAATTCTACTTGGTCATTCCACGAATTGTTTTGAGTCGCTCTAGTCAATGCTGGAAATCTACTTAATTGTTTCTTATCATTCATTTTCATTAAATTAAGTTTCTCAAAATATCTTGAACCAAAATGATTAGACTTATTGGGATCAACCGGTGACCATAAATCCTGCAATACTTTATATGAAATAATGAACGGAAGCTCCATTGAGGTTTCAGAGGTATTATCTGAAAGTCCTGAACTATTTTTATATCCAAATAATTCAATAGTCTTTACCTCTGACGGTTTAGGCGTAAACAATAAAGCGTTGTCCCATTGGAATACTGTTAAAGGTGATCCAGAAGTTGACTCGTTCCAGTTTTGGGACTGATAGTTTTTCATAAAGGTTGGATATACAGGGTCACCGTCATAAGTAGCATAGACCAACATTGCTAAATCTGTGGCTGAAATACTGGACAATGTATAACTAGCAGTTTCAGCTATACTACTGAATGACCAGCTTTCTTCTCTAAACTTCCAATTTCTAAGTGAGTAAACTTCTTGGATTGCTTCGTCAATAAGCATATCTAAAATATCGTCAGAAACATCTTGAGTATAAAAGTTTCTAATAATAAGTTTTATTTTTTCCTTAGTAGTGCTTTCAGCGGTAGAATAACTATATCCAGCTGAATACCCTGAATAAAGTGTTTCTTCTTCGTTCTTGAGCCGGAAGAAAGCATACCCAGCAGAATTGGCGGTATCTCTATAAGTAGTAAATTTGTTATCTACATCAATATCTACCGTTGTTAATGCGGTTTTTGAACCTGCAAGAGTAGCTGACCTTGTTATTTCTACCTGATTAAAATTGACCTTAGTGACTGCTGTTCCAGTAGAATGAGCAAACTTTAAAGTATCTACTCGAACATCCGTTGCACCTGCAACAGTATCGTTTATTTGAGCAATTTCAGATTTTGGATAGCCTAAAGCACCGAATAATAAATAATCATTATCGGCAAGGTTATCGTTGTTATCCAATACTACCGTAGCAGAATCTCCTTTTGCTACTGTTAACTTTACTTGAGCAGTTTCCGTTGCATCATACAACAGGGAACTATTATCGAATTGTAAGATTTTTGCCATAAATAAAACTTAATACTTTTTCTTAATTTGTCCTGTTGGGGTTATCTGATTTACTTTACCCATAATATCTTCTCCAGTTACTCGACCTATTACATTCCTTAATTCGTCCCATGTAATCTCCGTTGTTACACTATCTGTAATATTTACTTGATCAGTTACTGAAATGAAGTTTATCTGACATAATTTAAGATATTCTGAAATTGTAATTGACTCATTTACCGTAATACCACCCGGTTGGTTAGTGATCGTGTTATAATCTGTAACTGTAATTGAGTCGTTTACAGTAGTCTGTAAAAATGGGTTTGTTACTGTCTTATTCTCTGTAATAGTGATTGAGTCATTAACTGACCTCTTTAAATCATCAAGTGCTATAGTAAGATAATCCGTTAAGGTTAGACTATCATTTATCTGAATTCCTGCCGGTTGGTTGTCTAAAGTATCAACATCAGTAACTGTGATAGAATCGTTTATCCTGATAAAGAGAATTAATATCTTGCTAAGATTTTCTGAAATAATTATCTCATCATTTACAGTAGTCTGTAAAAATGGATTGGTTGTTGTAACACTCTCT